TTCACAATTGTTGATTTCTGCCATGCGTTTTTTGATTGATCTCGCAGAATTATGTGACTATAGCGAGGAAGATATCTTGATTATGCATGCAATGGTTGCTGATCTTGTTTACGCCGTTGTGGCGTTTAATGGCGATATGATAATGTTGACTAGTGGCACTCATATTTCAGGCAATTCACTCACTGTCATTTTGAATGGCATTAGTGGGAGTTTGAACTTGAGATGCTACTACAGGGAACAGCAGTTACTCAAGAATGCTCCAGAGAAGCCTTTTCGGTTCAATGTCAAATTGATCACGTATGGTGATGACAATATTGGCTCTGTGCACCCTGAATGCGATTACTTCACTATAAAGGGTGCTTCAGCTTTTCTTGGAGAGCATGGTCAAGTGTATACAATGCCTGACAAGGAGAGTGAGCTCAAGGACTTTTTGCCATCCAGTGAGTTTGAGTTTTTGAAGAGGAAGAGTGTCTACCATCCTGACATGCACTGCCGTGTTGGTGCTTTGTCTGAGACGTCTATTTTCAAGATGTTGCATTACTATTTGCGGTCGAAACAGTCACCTATTACGGATGAGATGGCATGCGCCCAAAATATCGATACAGCCAATAGAGAATGGTTCAACCATGGCAGGGTTGTGTACGAGAACAGGCGAAAGCAGTTGAGAGAGGTTGCTGCGAAAACTGGCGTTGAACATTTGTGTCAGTCATTAAACCTTGATTATGATGATAGAATAAATGAGTGGTTGAAGAAGTATCATTCTACTCTCTAGTTCATTATCACTACGGCGTCGTGTATGCCATTAAAGCACACCCCGCGCTGACGGTGGGGTACCGGGTTAAAGTTGAACAGTCAGTTGTATATATGGTTACGGACTAGTTGTGATGTTAGCATTTTTGCACTCCTGGTATCGCTTTGTACAAATAATACTCCTATTGGGAGTACCCGTATTTACGGGGCTGGATTGTATCCAGATATAAATGCAAACGTTGTTAGGTTTAACCGGGCCTGACTTTGTACATAAAAGGTTACAAAAACAAATGTAAATAAAAGGAGAAGAATATCACAAGGTGATTATG